TTTCTTAACCATTGGTAACTCAACATAATTCATGGTTATTATAAAGCCAGACCAAACTACTACGCCAAGTCTAACAAATGTACCAAGAATTTGGATTTGGTGTTCTTGATCCTCTGCAGCATCTTTTAACTTGCCGAGGAATCCTTTTTTTTCTTCCGTTTTTCCTTCCATTTATTAACCTTAGTTTGTAATTGTTTCTGTACTTTCTTTTTGATTGGTTCAAATAAAGATTGTGTAACAGTTGTAGTTGTAACTGCAATAACAGCTGTTGTTACAGCAGTCACTACTACAGCAGTTTCAGGTATTGGCATTTGAATATCAATAACTGGAATCTTTAAAGTAGGTTGTGCAGGCTGTTCTGTTGTCTCCTTTTCCGTTGATTCTGTCTCTTCAGGACGCTCAAGATCCGCTGGTGGTATAACCATAGGTTTATACGACGGGATACGTGCTGAAGGCTGTTTTAAATATAACTGAGGTATATCAAGAGCCTTTGGTAGATTAGGGGTTGGAATAGGAATTGACATTATCCAGCTTCTATAGCAGCTACTTTAGTTTTCAATGTTTCTACCTCTGCTGATAGTTCTTTAATTGCTTCTATAAAATGTCCTGACAAAGCAGCATAATTAACCATTTTATAAGGATCAGAATCGGTAATACCTTCTGGTACTGATTGAGTACTAACTATATCTGGAAGTACTGGTTCAACCTCTTGTGCTATTACACCAAAACTTTTTTTATCATCGTCTTTCCAAGTAAAGGAACGACCAGTTAATTGTTTTACAATTGATAAGGCATTAGAAATAGTTGTAATATCCTTCTTTCTTCTTTCATCAGAACCACTATAAGTACCACTAGAATTTATATTTGCTGATTCTGTTCCATCAGGTCGTCTGAAAATCCACATACTGCTATTGCCTGCATTTTGGATATACATATGACCCTGATGCGTTTGTATCTTTCCATTCGCTTTGTCACCTTCATAAACTCCATTATCGAACTCTAAATTCCCAGTAATAATTGCACCATCGCCGTAAGTTTCGAACTTCTTTGTATTATCGTAATATAAAACCACGCTAGAATCAGGACTTACAAGTATTGATTGTTCTCCATTCTTTGCTTGTATTTTTATTTGATCACTTCCATTACCTCTAATATGCAGATGTCCCGTACCACTCTGATCCATGTATGAATGAGATCCATCATGGTATATCTTTAAATCATCACCTGTTCCTACATTTATTGTATTGTTATCTTGTATTCGTAAATCATCTTTAATTAAAACATCACCATCTCTAGTTTCTAATTTAGCAGAGTTATTAAAAAATAGCTCAACTCCCTCATTCTCTTTTGCACGAATATATTGTTCACTACCGGCAACGTTAGCAACTTGAAAATCAGCAGTACCTGCAACGAGAACTCCTGTGGAACTGGTAATCCAAGAATTAGATCCGTCATGAAATACCTGTAAATCATTTCCCGCACCGAATTTTGCCTTAGCACTATCTGCAAAAGATAAGTCAGCGTCTAGTTGTTCTATATGTTCTGCACCAACTGCATCGTCGGCAATCTTTGCTGCTGTCACAGCGTCAGCATTAATAGCGGCAGTAACAACTGCGTTATCAGCTAATTTTGCTGCTGTAACTTGATCATCTGCTATATGTGCAGTATCTATACTTCCGTCAGTATAGTGTTCGGAGTTGATTGCATCATCTGCAATCTGTGCTCCTGTAACAGCATCTGCTGCTATTTCACTTGTTCCTACAGCATTGGCTGGTATCTTACCAGCCGTTACTGCATCATCTTTAACACCTGCGGTGCTAATTTGTGTTAAGGCCATTTATCCTCCTATTAATACTTAGATTTGCCTGAAGTAATTGCAGCATCAATAGCAGTGAAGTCCTCACTAGTCCATATAGAAGTAGTTCCGTCTACCTTCTTATATGCTTTGATTATTTCTAGATGATCGACATTACGTTTAATACGAGCTTTAAACTCATCATCTGTTTCTTCTGAAGTTTTTGCTACACCAATTGCAGTAACACTGTCTCCTGCATTCTTAAAGATTTGAGCTACTTCATCAGTTGTTCTTTCGTCCATGATTAAGATTCTTTTTTAGTTAGTTCATTTTTAATAGATTCAAGCTCTATTAAGGCTCCATCAATTTGAGTTGCACGACCAATGTGTTGTGCTCTTTCTTGTATTAAGTTTTCGATTCTTTTGTCTAAATTTTCAAGCATTTTCAAGGGCGGTTATTCTTGTGGATAGTTCTTTTACTGCATTAATTAGGATAGGAGTAAGATGAGAATACTGCATACTATAATTACCATCTCCATTTATCTCAGTTACTAACATGTTATCTGGTGTATCACCATAACCATGTTCTTTCTCAACTTCAAGTTCATCCTGTGCAATAAGTCCTAAGTTTAATTTTGTTTGTTTCTTACTTCCATCAGGTTTACCATCATCATAGAAACTTCTGTTGTCCCAACGATAAGTAACAGGATTTAATTTATTAATCCATGATAATCCATGAGTAAATGATGTGATATCTGTCTTATCTCTTCTATCAGAGCTTGTAGCCCAAGCAACTTTACAATAAGCACCATCAATATCATTATCGCCTATACATACCTTATTGTCATGGGTAGTAAGTGAACCAGAAGGTGAATTAGCTCTACCAGCTTCATGTCCTATTAAAGTATTATTAGAACCTGTTGTTAAATCATGACCAGCAGCATAACCTAGAGAAGCATTCTTGACACCTGTTGTCATATTGTGACTAGCATAAGCACCAATTGCAGTATTATAATTGGCTGTAGTTGCGTTTACTGCAGCTTTAAAACCATTACAAGTATTATAACCTCCAGAAGTTAGATAGTATAAGGTTTCCGTACCTATACCGATGTTATACTGGGCTGTAGTTGCAGTACTCATAGTATCACGACCTATACCAATATTCTGAATCCCTGTAGTTATATTATAAAGGGCAGCTCCAAGTGCAGTATTAGAATGACCTGTTGTACAATCAGTTAGAGCTAGATAACCTACGCCAGTATTAAATTCAGCTGTAGTATTAGCATCTAGAGCATAAGCTCCTACAGCTACATTGTACTTAGCTTCTGTATTTGCATATAAAGCATTATAACCAACACTAACAGTAGAATGTCCTGTTGTATTTGAATATGAAGCAGCATGACCTATTGCTACGTTTGAGTTAGCAGTTGTATTGCTATATAAAGTGTAATCACCGAAACCAGTATTAAAAGAACCTGTTGTATTGGTATATAACGAACAATATCCAGTACCTACGTTATCTCCTCCAGTTGTATTTGCTGTTAAAGCTGTAGCACCAACTGCAGTATTAGCATGAGCCGTAGTATTAGCGTCTAAAGCATTATTACCTACAGCAACATTATTATTTCCTGTAGTATTAGCAGCTAAAGTCTGATGACCTACTGCTGTATTATAAATTCCAGTTGTATTGGCATAAAGTGGTCCACCTGGTCCAACCCCTGTATTTTGGATTCCAGTTGTGTTTGCATATAAAGCACCATACCCAAGACCAGCATTAGCTGCACCTGTTGTATTAGAGTATAAAGATTGATATCCAATCCCTGTATTATAACTTGCAGTTGTATTTGCTTTTAAGGAATCTTTACCTATCGCAGTATTAAGTGCTCCAGTAGTATTAGCATATAAAGCATTACGACCTAGAGCACTATTATCAGATGCAGTTGTATTAGCATATAAAGCATGATAACCAATACTAGTGTTATTGATTCCCGTGGTATTTGTATATCCAGATTGATATCCAACTGACGTATTAGCGGCTCCTGTTGTATTAGCTGACAAAGCATAATCACCTGCAGCTACATTGTTAGTACCCGTCGTATTTGCATCTAAAGTTCCAACACCTAAAGCTGTATTATTTGCTCCAGTAGTATTAGCTTGTAACGCATACCAACCTACCGCTGTATTACTAGTTGCAGTTGTAGTAAGTTGAAGTGCATTGGCTCCAACAGCAGTGTTGTAAGTCCCTGTTGATAATGTATTAAGTGCTTCTTTACCAAAGGCAGTATTGTTATGTCCTGTAGTATTTCCAGATAGAGCATAATGACCAAAGGCTGCATTAGAGTAACCAGTTGTATTAGCATCCAATGAGCCTACACCAAATGCATTATTAGAATGTCCTGTTGTATTTGCATATAAGGCTTGAAAGCCAAATGCTGAGTTATTACTCGCAGTTGTGTTTGCTGTTAAAGCTTGTCTACCTACAGCAGTATTACCAGTACCAGTAGTGTTTAAAGCTAAGGCACTTCCACCTATACCTATATTCTCTGCACCTGTAGTAGTTGCTCCGAGAGAAGTTGCTCCTATTGCTATATTATTACCTCCAGTTGTAGCTACATCTAGAGAAGCATAACCAATAGCTACGTTGTAATCACCACTTGTTATAGCTGTACCAGCATCTTTACCAATTAAAACGTTACCTAATGCATCTGTACCAGTAAAACTATCTCCAGCATTTGTACCAACTACAACATTATCTTGTGCATCAGTAGTTACTAACTTAGATCCAGAAGCTATATGTTCAACATTAACTGCATCGTCTGCAATCTTCGTACCATCTACAGCGTCAGCCGCTATCTTAGCAGTTGTTACTGATAAGTTCTGTAATTTAGCTGTACTTACTGTATTATCAGTTGGTGTACCAATACTTACTGTTGATCCGATTGTGATGATAAAGAAATCAGATCCAGAAGCAGGAGCATTGGAAAGAATGATATCAGTACCATTAATAGCGAATCCTGTCGTTGGCTGACCTGTGCCAGCATTAGGTTGCTGAATAACTCCGTTGATGCTAACAAGTAATTGTGCTGCATCACTTGGTGGATTAGAGAGTGTAAATCTATAAGCTGATCCATTGAAACTTGCACTGTTACCACCAGTACCTGAATAAGTAGATAGAGTGTTTATATAAAAATTACCACTAGATGCTACTTCTTCCCAGGAAGAACCATCATATACTTTCAACTTATCTGTTGCTGTATCAAACCATAAATCACCTTCATCTAATGAAGAACTAGGTGCAGATCCAGCTACTCTATATCTTTCAGCAAAATCATTTATATCACCACTAAGGCTTAGTATATCAGCTTCTTTAAGTGTAGCTTTATGGAAGTTATATATCTGACCTGAGCCAGTAGAACTAACCATAAATGATACCCCAGCATCAACAGTTGTATTATTAAAAGCTGAGTTAATACCATTAATAGTTACTGTAGCATTTGAAGTTATTGTGTCTCCAGTTGTACTAACTCCAGAACCATTAACAACAAGACCACCAGCATCAGCTATAGATATAACTACACCAGCTGCAGGTTGAGTTTCAGGGAATGATTCATCATCTGCTATAACTTCAAGACCACCTATAGGTGCAATTTGAGCAGTAACATAATCAACAACAGCTCCACTAGTTGGGTAGGCGGCATCAGTATTTGATATAGTAGTTTCAACAGACTTACCATCACATACCGTGTTAATCTCGGCAGTAGTTGCAGTAAGAGCAGTACTGTCTGCCAAAATAGATGCAGTACCTGACTGCATACCAGCAAGTGTTGTGAGTTCCGCATCGGCTAGTTCAGATGTTCCTACAGCATTAGCAGCTATATGTTCAGCACCAATAGCATTATCTGCTATCTTAGTACCATCTATAGCATCAGCTGCTATTTTAGCAGTAGTTACATTTAAGTCGGCAATCTTAGCTGTTGTAACATTAGCATCGGCAATCTTAGCTGTTGTAACATTAGAATCAGCTATTGCTGCAGTTTGAACTGCACCACTACCTATTTTCGTACTAACTACTGCTCCACCAAGAATTTTATCATGAGTAATTGCATCATTAGCTATATGAGCTGTGTCTATAGATCCATCTGTGTAATGTTCAGAATCTATAGCATCATCTGCGATCTTAGCTCCAGTAATAGCATCGGCTGCTATTTCACTTGTTGCTATAGTTCCACTAGCTGCTGCTGTTATTCTACCTTGAGCATCAACTGTTAGATCAGTAGCAGAATAAGTACCAGCTGTAACTGCTGTATTTGCTAATTTAGCTGCTGTTACTTGGTCATCAGCAATATGTGCTGTATCAATTGAACCGTCAACATAGTGTTCAGAATTAATCTGATCGTCTGCTATCTTAGCTCCAGTAACTGCATCTCCTGCAATCTTAGCTGTTGTAACTTGACTATCTGCTATGTGTTCCGTATCAATAGATGCCGCTGCATAATGTTCAGAATTAACAACATCATCAGCTATCTTATCTGCAGTTATAGCATCATTATTTATCTTGGCTGTAGTTACAGCACTGTTAGCTATATCTCCTGTTGCAATAGTTCCATCTGCAATAATAGTAGATGTAACTGTTCCAGTATCTGCTGTCGTTAGAACTGTTCCTGTTATGTTAGGAAGAGTAATTGTACGATCAGCAGTAGGATCAGCAACCGTAAGAGTTGTCTCGTAATCATTATCTGTTGCACCTTCAAATACAATGGTAGTATCTTCTCCCATGTTCAGATTACCGATCATGGTAGAAGTACCTGTATTCTCAAAAGATCTATTACCTATCTCTTGAGTAACATATAAGTTCTGAGTGTAGTTATCATTCAGATCTTCTGATTTAATAGCTGACCCTGCATAGAAGGTGGCTGTTAAATTGTCAACATTCGTGTCTCTAAGTATTTTGATTGCGGCTCCATTAGCTGGAGCAGTATTAAATTGTATCGTGGTAGCATTGGCTAAAGACCATGCTGTAGTTACCACAGCGTCAACTTGAACTTGTATGTCAGTTGACTTCAAATATGGAAATGTGAATGAGTAATTGGTGGTGGAGCCATTACCCGTAAACGATTGTTCTGTAACAGCCATAAGTTATTTATCGTGATCCTCCGTAATTTAGGAGTTGTTGTTTTTCTAATTGTATTTCTTGTTGTTCTGCAGCACCTTCTACATTACCTGTTTTCATTAATTCATTAGTATACTGTTGTGTTTGTATAGCATCTATGATATCAGGTCTATCTTGAATCAATGACCATTCAGCTTCTTGTTGAGCTGTTTTTATCAGAGCATTAATTTCTGAATATAGAGGTAGTAGTTTCTTTTTAAGAACAATCATCTTATTCTTACTATCTACATCTGTTGTTCTATGAGCACGGAGTTGATTAACCATGCGTTTGTACTCTGGGTCTCTCATCATTATTTCTATCTTTTTATATAACTTTTGTTCACCTATTTTTCTATAAATATACTCTCTTTCTGTTGCAGAATATTCATAAGATCCAGTAGAATCCATATTCAATCTACTTAATCCATCATACTGAATTTCCTGTAACCATTGTCTCCATGGTTCATTAGTACCACTTACTTTAACAGGACTAAGAGAATTAAGCATTCTAAGTACTGGATGATCTACATCATTAAGAGGTGTTCCTGTCCATATATCTATTTGTTCTGGTAAAGTAGCATTAAGAAGAGGTAATCTATTCATTATATATTCATGTATTTCACCTTCTAAATCTTTCTGAGAACTAGATATAGCATTTGCAAGTACACCTAAACCACCAGATAAAGGTATCATAGCTCTCCCAGTATTAGCAACCAATCTATTCCAACCACTCAAGTCACCATTAGTAATAGCTATTAATGGTTCAAATCCTTGTAGTGGTGTTTCATTTAAGAAACTAGCTGATAGAGTCCAAGCAAGTTTAGATTGCCAATTCTCTAGCATAGGTTCGTTGAGGTCTTTAGCATAATAGGACATATCTCCTAACATACTTAATACTTGTTCGACACCAAGCATACCTTCATAGCTTACCCACTTACCAGCTATATTAATAGTTTTAGGTATATATCCGAACTGATCCCTTTCTTTTGTTCTACGTGATGCGTTATAACTACCATTACCTCTAATATTACCTGCCATAGCATATTGCCATAAACTACCTGTTAAAATTGTACTGAAAGCTAATCTTCCAGTATATTCAGCTCTTAGATTTTTAAAGATCATTTGAGCATTAGGTGTAGTAGCCATATCTATACCATGTTCAGCTAACGCTGCTGCAATCTCATCAGTACTTCTAGCATACATAGTTTTACTATACTTATTAAAACCAGGTATTAAAGATAAAGGAGTCCAAGAAGATGCAAATTTAATAGCATTACTAGATGTCCTTGGGAACATCATTAGAAACTTAGTTATTGGGAATGCAGTTGTACCTTTATTTAACCAACTAGCAAGCCCATCATCTAAATTAAGCTGTACTTCACCAGCTATTGATCTTAATACATCATCTTTAATAAGACCATTAGCATCAAAGAATTGTTTATAATATTTAGCTTCAGCTACAAGTACATTAGATTGTTTGAAATATCCAAGTTCACTGAAGACATCATCATATGCTCTTATTCTAGCTAGATAATGAGCTAACATAGTAGATGTATAAGCATCAGGAAACACTAGTCCAGTCATTCCATATCTCATGGCTGGATGTCTACCTAAATCTCTCATAGTACTAACTATATCATGTTGAATCATATGTCCCCAATCACCTTCTACTTCCCATGCCTTACGCATTTCTTCAGCTAATTCCCACTCACCAGCATCTTGAAACTGGAAATCTTTACGATATGCCTTAACCATTAACTCAGGATCTTTATGAGTCTTCTTCATCATTTCAAGAGCATCACCTAAAGCCCTTCTATTTGTTTCCCATATAGCTCCGTTAGCATACATAGTCATCTTGACTCCTGTAAAGTCTCCCTCTACAGCACCCCAGAACCCATGACCCAGTAATTGTGTAATAGGTTTTACAGTTAATTGGAATGTGTTACCAAAAGCAGCTCTAATTGCTGATAGACCACTAAGAACATTATTCATGACAATACTCCAAGTAGCTTTAGCAAAGAGACTCATCTGTTTAGGATCAGGACTCTTTAGCATACTCCAAGCAGATACTTGATTAGCAGCATATTTATTTAGTTTAGCTAAAGTATCTACATTACCATTAGTATGAGCATAAGCATCTACTAGTGGTCGTAAGAAATGTGGTTTAGTTGCTTTTACTTCTCTTAAAGTTTGAGTGAATCGTAAGTTTCTAGCATGTATAGCATTCTCTGCATTAGTGAATTGTTCAGTTAATTGTTCAATAACATCATCTAATTGCTTAGGAGGGACTTGATCAAACCAGTTTTTGTTTCTTAAACTCCAACCAGATAGATATTTATTAAGAGCATACTCATCTAATAAGAATTGCATCTTATCAATTATAAGATCCATAGCTCTATCATCATCTACATATGGACCAGCCTTTTGTATTGTTTCAGCTAATGTAGAAGACTCTCTTCCTAACGTGTCCATAACCCTTGCAGAGGCTTCTGAAACCTCTCTTCCGAGGAATCTATCAGTAAGATCTCTTAGAGCGAATGCAGCGGCTCTCGCTTGCTCTTCGTTCATTACCTCTACTTTAAATCTACCTAATAAGAAGTTTCTTACATCTCTATTCTCTACAAATAAAGCTCTAACATCGTCTATATTTTCAGCAGCTATAATACTTGTGTATATATCCCATGCCGCTGCGTTCATTTGTTTAGTGGTATATCTGATACCATCTACAACAGCATTGAATCTACCTATATCTCTAGTTTCTTCAGCAACACCCATAACAGCATCACGAGATTTAGTACCTATCATAAGTCCCTTCTCTCTCATAGCTTCTGTCATGATAGGAGCTGGATCACCTACAGAAGTACCATTCTTAATAGCAGTTGTATCTGCCATATTCCTAGCTACATTACCAGGAGGAGGTACGGATCTAGCAGATGCTTCTGCACTAGCAAGGCCACGATTTACATCAACATCTAATTCTAATTGTTGATAATTAGGATCTTGTAATTTACGTCTAGCAGCTGCATCAGCTTCTAGTTTGAAACCTAATTCTTGTCTTTTTAATCTGGATTCTAATCCGTTTGTTTTTATACCTAAACTATCTTCAAGTGTTAGTATCTCATTAATAATTATATTCTCATTCTGTCTACTTAATTTACCAGAACTAACTAATGTATTAAGCTCTTGAAGTTTTACTAAGTCTTCAGAATCTGTATTTTTAAGTAATTCAAGTTGTTTATATTTAGCTGCAGATTCATCGATAGGTTCCATAAAAGTCATGGAATTCTTAATACCAGATTTAGAATCTACAAAAGCACCTAATACAACACCGAAAGTACTGAGAGCTGTATTTTCGTAGAAATTCATCATTTTACGAACAGCTGGACTGTCTGATTCTTTTGTCTTCCATGCTTCTGGTATAGGTGTTAATCCATTAGGTCCGAATAAACCTGGTATTAAGTCAGCTACAGTTTTAGATGCATTATGATCTTCACTTGTATCACTTAAGACAGTAACAGCTCCATCTGCTAATCCAATTGCCCCTATTCTTGTAAGCCATCTATAAAATCTAGGGTAATTTTGGACACCAGCATTTGATAAACCTACATTAGTTAACTGACCAGCTTTGATAGCAGGTAAGACAATTGAAAGAATCTTTCTAATGTTTTGATAAACAGGATCATCCAGTTGTGTAGCTTGATCCCATCTATCATCTACTTGATCCATACCAGGTATCACTGTACCTGCTGCATCCATTCCAAAATCAGCCCATGCTAATCCTGGTATTGATAAAGCTTGGAAGTTCTGATCTATTTGATCAGTAACACCTTTTAGATCTGCTGAATGACCATAGATAGTTTTCACATTAGCTCTCTTTTCTTCTAAATATTCCTCTTTACTCATACCATGATATTTTTGATACCATGCATCTTTTAATTCATCACGTTTACCTTTGAATTCTTCAGAGGTATAAGGTATACCTATAAAGTTACGTTTTCTACCAAAGTTAAACCACTCATCATACTCAGCTTTCATCTGAGCTTCTGCTGTTGGATTAGATAAATCAACAGTACTATTACCTATTGGGCTTCGAAATGGTGCTGGATAAGATCCTTTAGGTTGAATTATTTCAGGTTCTATAGAAGGTTCTTCTTGTCCTATAGGGGCAGTATCTACTTCATTACCATCAATAGTTATTTTATCTGAAAAAGAGGGTGGTTCAGTTTCATCATATCCTAGATTTTTAAAATCTTCTTCTGTATAAGCCATTTATTTCTCCTCAATAGGTGTAAGACCTTGTAATCCAAATAAACTCATTGCTTGATCGAAGTTAAGGTAATTTGCACCTCCTTCATTGAAGAATTTTTCTGGATCAGAAATTGTGTTTGCTCCAATATCTACTTCTAATTCATTTGATTGGATAAATGCTTCTAATTTAGGGTCTAATCCTATGCTATGTTGTATCCTTGCCGTAGTACCTGGTCCTTCTGGTTGTACCCATTCAGAAGTATCGATAAACATATTACGATAAGTAAATATATCATTAGGCATAGGATCTACTCCTTGAGCAAAAGCAGAATTAGCTAATGATTCACCATATCTTCCATAGAATGAAATTGGAGGTAGTTTATTTGTACCAGATTGAATCTGTTGTTGAACTTGTCCATCTGCTTGATACCTTTCTGGATAACCATAGAACTCTAATAAGTCATTAATTACATCTACTTCACTTTTATTTTTTGTATGTCTTGCAAGTACTTTTACATTTTTAGGTACAACATAAGACGCATTACCTTCAAAGAAACTTCTACCTTGTGCATTGTTTCTAGCAACTGTTGCTAATGCTTGTACTTCGTGAGGTGATACGATAGTACCAGATTTTAATGCACTTTGATAACTATAAATTCCAGCACCTAATCTAGCTTCTAATTCTTTAGGTGATGCTGTATGTATTACTAAATTTTTAAGTGACTGGGGTGCATTAGATAATGTACCATCTGCTGAATCTTCTTTTGCATTTTCTAAATCAGCTATAAGGCTGTCATCACCAGAATCTTCTCCATTCTGATATACATATTGTGGTGTTTTACCAAGTAATGGATGAAGCCATATTCTCCGTTTTCGATTATATGGATTAGGTGAATCTGGGAATTGATAAGGGCGCTTTGTGTCTACTCCAGCTTTCCATAACTCTTCCTCTTCTTTCAAAGCTTGTTCCATAAATGCAATCTTATCGCCATCTTTATCGCTTTTAACAAAGCTCAGGTATTTAGCCATAACCCTCTCCATCATCGTATTAGCTGATATCTCAGCTGAAGAAGATAATGCACCACCTTTCTCTACTGCTTTAAATACGTTGAAAACTTTTTTCTTTACTAATCCAAATCCTGTAGTATTAGATCCATCAGTATATCCTTCTAAACCTTGAAAAGCTTCAAACATTGGTCGTAATTTTTCACGTTCAGAGTTAGACAATGATGAAAATACTCTACCAGCTTCATCATGTTTACCATCATTAATCAAAGTTTGCACTCTAAACCAATTCCTAGCTTGATCAAAAGATCCAGTAACTATAGGAGATTGTCTGTATACATGATTTTTAGCATTAGCATCACCTGTTGTATATGAAAAAGTTAAATCTACTTCTTTTGCATAAAATTCAGCATCAGTTACATTATACTTTGAGTTATTTTCTTTATTATCCCGATGTTCCTGTTCTCTTTTATTGAAAGCTGCTATGAGTTCATTATTCTCAGCGGTAATTTTATCACTACGTTCATTTTTTTTTCTGTCATTAGCTGTAGACCAATTATCAACTATATCATCACATCTTTTTTTATGTCTAGTACAGAAACCTAAAGCATTTTCCCCCTTTCCTTCATCTCCAAGTTGTGGGAAAGATTCAATAAATTCTCGTACCTGTTCAGCAGTCTTAAATCTTGTACCATATCTAAGTGTATATTGTTCTAGAATATATTGTACTTGTTCTGCAGGGTTTGTGATTGGTCCACTATATCTATCATATTTATCTTTGAAAGTACCTACCGAAAGTGTTTTCGCTAAGTCATTAACATGAGAATTTCTAACAGTCTTGTCTGGGTTAGAAGATTCTGCATGGATACTCTCCAATGATGCTGATACTAATTTATCAGTTTTAACAAAGTTATCTTCATTAACAAATTCCTGTCTTTTATTAGTACCCCATCGTTCCCATTGAGCTATTATTTTTCTACCACCGCTAGAGTTTGGATCTATACCATGTCTTTGTAAATGAATATAAGCAGCATGTGTATACCATTTTAGTACATTATCCTTATCTAAACCTGGTCTATTACTTGCATTTTTAGGATCTTTTTCTCTCTCCTTTTCATCTACAGCTTGGATAAGAGTACTTATTTCATTTTCATAAAAGTCTCTATTCTCTTCTCCTTGTTGGAATATACTATTAGCATAACCTGTATTATCTCTACCACGGACTGATTGAGAGTATGCTATTTGTTCTTCTAAAGTATCTACTTTATTGTTATCTTTTATCCACTTAAGATAAAGTTTTCGACGTTCTTCATTATGGTAAAAATCAACAAGAGAAGCATTCTTAGAGTTTCTAAATGCTTCAGACATGGCTTGAGCTTCCATGCCTTCACTTACATTCCAAATTCCTGTAGCTAACTGCGAAGCAGCTCTAGCCATTTTTGGTGTAAGATCCTTCCAGTATTCAGCACGTTTTTGATGTTCTTTAGCTTCACCTCTGAGACGTTCTACATCTCTTACAGCTTTAATAGATAAAGCATCATATTGTCTATTTCTAACTTTATTTTCTAAAGCTTGTTTTTCTTTTAGTACACCTTCTTCAAATTTAGCTTTATCAGCTAACCCACTGATTTGTACATTACTGTTCGCTGCATGTTGTTGCTTAGCTAATTGAAGAGCTTCTTTTTCTTTTTGAGCTTTCTTTTCAATTTCATATTGAGATTGTTTTAAGCCTTGTCCTATAGATCTAAACCCGACGGACGTACCGCCAGGTTTGAATTTTCTTTTTGCCATAGTTTTTTATTCGTATCCAAATTTACCATCTTTATATGTGAAACCAGAAGCAAAGCCTCCTACGGCACTTCCTATACTTGTTATAGCAGAACCCCATGCGGCAGAAGCTGCTGCACCTGGAGAAGCCATGGCTCCCTTAACTGGTTCTGGTCCAAAGTCGTAAGAAGATAGTACTCTTGGTAATGAATAATCTGGTATTGGTATTGGTGCTGCTTTCAATGGTTTAGGTAATACACCTGGTTTCAGCATTCTACTTGCAAAAGCAGTTAAATCAGCTGATGTTTTATCACGTATTATTTCCTCAAGTACAGCTCTAGTATTTCTACCTGCACTATGATCACTTGCATTAAGCATTTCCATTTGCCGACCATAGTCAGCTAATGTTGCTTGTACATTTTTAGAAGCAGTTCTACCAGAAGCTCCTTTAGCTCTTAATGCACCTTCAGCTTGTAACCGTTCGATTGTTAACTCATTTGCATCATAAAGACGTTCTTGCTTACCTTCCTGTAATTTAATGATCTCACTATCCATAGCTGCTTTAGCTGATAGTGCGTTGAGATCAGTAGTATCAGTATAGATATCTTCTGAACGTTTGTAAGCTGCTTCATTTGCTAATTGCTGATTATTTCTAATTTGTAGTGCATAACGATACTGTTGTTCATTAGCATCATCTTTATATATTCTAATTTTACCTTCATTTTTAGCATTAATTAGAATACGATCTACAGCTTCTTGTCTTTCTGCTTGAAGCTGTTTCTTTTTCATAGACCACTGGTCTAAATCATATTGCCATTGACGTATTGTAGCTTCATTTTGAGCTATGGCTTGTTCTTGTGCCGCAGCTGCTTGACTTCTACCACCTATGATAGATGAAACTACACTTACTCCAGCACTTATAGCTGGTCCTACCCATGACATAATTATTGCCTCCTATAGAATCTTGGTGAGTATTGACCTTCCCACATCATAGAGTTTAAAGACACTGGAAATGGTGAGTCATTAAAGATTCTAAGTTGGAAGTTATTTGTTCTTTGATGTATTGGTATCTGTACTACTGATTGTTCTTTAATAGCAATATCATTACCTAAGTAAGTATCAGCTATAGTAGTAGGGTTTAAGTTATACCATTCATCAAGATATATTAAAATTTTTACGTTAGTAGCTGGTGCTGTATTAAATGTAATCTGGTTTAATCCAGATACAGTGAATGCTGTAGTAACAACTCCATCTAATTGGACTTTAACTTGATCCTCATCCACATAAGATAAGTCTTCATCAATCCAGTTATATATAGTAGTACTTCCATCACCAGTATATTCCTTTTTACCTTGTCTGATACCTGTAGATTTTAGTTTAAATCCACATACACCAGATAAACCTAATGCAAACTTCATTCTGTTAACAGTTAAGGTAGCAGTAAAGTCTGATTCTTCCATCTGTTTATCTAATCTAAAGTAAGTTTTAGGTAGTATAACATCAAAATCATACTTCCAACCTACTACTACATCAGATGCAACACTTGATAAGTCCTTTCTAAGTACTTTAAAGTAAGTACTACCAGTTCTAGTATAATCCCATCTAGCAGTATTATCTGTAATGTTAGCTCCTGTACCTGTGGGCCCACCTGAACCTGCTGAAGTACCAGCTTGGTCACAAGTGTATACTTTATCACCATCATTACTTACAATATCTCCTACTGCATAAGCTGTATTTGCTTGCCAAGCAGTCTCCGAAGCGATTGTAGGTGTAGTGGTGAATCCAGATTCAATGAACTGACCTGTAGCTGTAGTACCTTTAATGACTATAACAGGTGTTAACCCAGTTATATTATCCCATGGTATATAACATTTAGAAAAGTCACTTGCTGTTACATATGACACAGCACTTGCTGTAGCATATAGATCCATACAAGGGTTAATACGTTGACCTTGATTATTTACAATGATAGCATCTGAAGGACTCTGGCTTAAACTAGCTTGAGATAAAGTAAACTGAGTACCTTGTTTAGTAACTGAATATAAATCATCTGAGTCAACAGCAACTGTCTGTACATTTCCTGGTAGTTGCCAGTTAAACCAAGCTTCAACAAGAGTCTCTTTACCATCACTATATGTTCTATAAAAATATACATATCTTGAGCTTTGATCTGATAGTGCTATGAATTTATTCTGTGGACTAGCTATTAATGTATCTACTGTAGATGGAACCCACTCATTCACTACTCTACCGACGTCTAGTATCTTAGGGTTATCATCTTGACCAAAGGTTTGCATACCAAAGGTACGTGTATAACTAGGTGTCTTACTGATAAATTGTATGATACCACCCATATCTACAGGACTAACTTCTGTATCCATATCATAGTTTGCTATGACTTTAACGTTAGTTGTAGTAGGTGTTAGAACTCCTGTATCAGAAGACAACATAAACTGTTGATCTTTACTGAATACGAGTAAACCTTGAGTAGTAGGTAATACAGAATATAAAGTAGCAGGTTTAATAGTAGAAGCAGTTAGATCTATTGGATCAGCATCTGTTACTGTTTGTGCTGATGTATGATAGAAATTAAAGAAGTCCTGAGACTGACTCATGGATATATTATCTTCAGATAAGAACCCTAATCTATTATTAAAATAGAAACCTGAGTTTATCTTACTACCTACAAAACTAGGATGAGAGTTTGTTTTATCATCACCTACTGTTCTTGCTGTCCAGCTAACCTGTCTAAATGTAAAGGTATTTGTTCCAGTATTAACTAATTCATGTGGCATTGTAGACGCAGTTAAACCACTAGATTTAGCTGGATCCTTACCTTCTCCCCAGTGACCTGGGCCTGAAGTACCATTATCAGCTACAAACTTAGCGAACCATGTATCATCTGGTGAGGTAGTATTCATGATCTTTACCAAATGTCCATTAAAGGATTGAGCTGGTAATTGACCTAAGTTATCTACTTGATCTTGAAATACATATATAGCATCTCCACCTTGACCACCAGTAGCACTGATAGATATAGCTGAGTTACTATCACTTATATGTAAAGATTCTCTATATTTAGTGGTTGTTACTCCAGATAAACCTAGAGCATCAATAGCATTCTTTAATGCAGTTAAGATAGTATCATATGTACTACTTGTACCACTACCATGTGTAATTGTATTACCTTCTATTATTACTGTATAAGTGTTACTAACTGGTGAACCACTTAATACAAGTGTTGCTTTCCTAAGTGTATTGAATGTAGGATCAGCTTCTTTTGCAACAGTAATTAGATTATTTGTAATGATAGATGTTTCTTGTACAGTAAGTACATCATAGTTTAGCTTAGAACCTGTTAAATAATTCTCTGCATTAACTGTTGTAGATGTATCTAATGTTACAGTACAAACTGTTCCATCTACATTCCATATATCTATATCACCGTAACCACTGTTAGGTTTAGGTGTAATACATCCTATGTATTTTTCATCTTTAGTTCTAGCTATATAGAACCATTTAGCATTATCATATGTAGTACCTGAACCTAGATTCTTTATCCATTTAAAACCTGGTCTTTTAGTGAGACCAAAAGTAGGATCTGGATAACTGTTAAGACACTCCCTGACTTGACCAGGGAATTTCTTATCATCTGCTTGTCTGGATACTCCACCGAGATAATTATCTACTCGTTGTGTAACTGCTGGCATTATCGTGCTAAGGCTTGGAACGGTTTGTAACTATTATAGTAGTTAGTTTTATCGTATGGGTGTCCGAATATAGAATACTGACCTTGTTGTGTCTCATATTCTAAAGCAGTAGATCTAGCAAATGCTTCTTGTTGTTGAAGCATATCATATTGTGATCTATCTCCTACAATTCTTTGAGATGTTAAACTAGCAGCTCTTGATACAATAAAGTTTTGTATAGGTTCTGGTATATCTACCCAGTCAAATTCCCATATCACATCACATTCTACTGTATCGTGGTCAGGCCACTTGTATGTGTGATGTGCTCTATCATATAATCTACCATCTCTTCTAACAGCATCATAATCTATGTTTGCTGTATTTTCTGTTAGTTTAATTTGTAATATATTACTAGCTATATCTATTTCATTACGTGCTACACCTCCTACAAGAGTTGCAGATGGTGTAAATTCATAATGATTTTCTCTATTAAAGGTCCATCCTTCTGCTTGGACTTCCCTATTTACCTGTAACAATGTGTCGTATGCTATCGCAACGTCTGGGTTGGTAGTGTCTAGCGTGGTTACAGGTGCCTGACCACAAGACGACAGTATTTGATTTATAGCTGGTAATTCTTTTGTAGCGTTTGTGGTTGGAAAAGCCATAGGTATAAATATTTGTGAATAAAAAAAGGGGAACCGAAGCTCCCCTCGTATGTTGATTAACTATTAACTTAGAATGCAGCAGGTGCAGTTCCAGTACCAGCATATAGCTCAACAGAAGCTGCTGGATTTAGATAGTCAGCTCCCATAGCCAACCTACCTAGTATAACGTCACCCTGATAAATCACGGATACGTCACCACTGGTAACTTGTACTTGTGGGCCGATTGCTTCCACTACAGCAGCCGCTTCCTTCTGGAAGATCAGACCGCAGGAGTTTACGAAGTTGGCTTGTGTACCATACTCATTGTTGATACCTGTAACTGAATTACGAGCATCTTCAACGGATACCTGTGTGAAGGAACCTTTGTTTCCTACATCTGTGATGCCAGGAACAGTACCAGAAGCAGCTCCACCAAGCTTAGTACCGTACTCTCCGAAGAAAGGTACGTTCATAGACTTGTAGATCTTGATTCCAGCAATTTCATAGATACCCTTACCTGATTGGAGAGCATCCCCTTGCTTGTCACGGTTAACTAAGTAAGCACCTAGACCTGCACCATCTAGTCCTTTAATAAGAGCATAGTATTGGCGTGGGTTTAGTACGGCTACTCTGCCGTCAGAGCCTATTCCCTTTTCATCTAGTGCTGCAGCTGCATCATAGAATGCTGCCACGAGAAGATCAGGGTTGATTGAGTCGTCAGCATTACCTGTACCTACACGGATTTGTGTTCCGCCTGGTTCTACGAAGTTTGTTGCTGCAACTGGACTAGCCTTACGTGCTCCACGAGAGATTGCACGGAAGATTAGACGGTCATATTTCTCTGCAAGAGAGTAACCAATTTTCTTAGAGATTTCACCACGTAGGTCGTAGTGTGCAAGTGTCTCATCCAATTCATATACGAATGCTGAACTGATAAGTAGATCGTCAATTGTGACGGTCTTCTCAGCTACTGGAGGAGCCTTATCACTGTTACCTAGTATGCTATTTCCTGGGGTATGATACTCAGCGGTTGTGCGACCAGTGAAGATGAACTGTAAAGATTTACCGTTCTTCAAGGTACGCTTCATAACCAAGTCTCTAGCGATTGTGTTACGCTGGAAACCTTTGAACATCTCTCCAGAAAACAGCTTGAGGTAAAGTGCTCTTGTATCACCAGTCAGGTTTGATTGACCTAACTGGACAACCTGTGATGGGTTGGTTGAACTTTGATGTGCCATTTATTTGGATTAATTAAAAAGATATTTACTTTCTTCAGCTGAAAATTTTTGCGCTATTTTTATTTAGTTTTTGTAGGTCTTTCCCTACCGTCTAGACGGCAAAGGGTATCCCCGTAGGGGCCGATGCCAATTAGTTAGAAGTCCTACACTGAGGTGTTTCTAACCTATGATAATTTAAGTGGAGTGTTTCCACAAGGATGAAAAAGGATAGCAGTAAGAATACCACTATCCATAATTCATTTAGTTTCTTACTAACTTGTAAGAGCTTCTTCAAGAGAATCATAATCAATTTCCTCATCTACACCAGGTGGTTGTAATTCACTAGGTAAAGTGTCAAGGTGCTCTTCGGGTTTGTTATGATGAGCTTCATAATTTTTAGGCTCAAATGAAACAGGATGAGCTCTTTCAACGGTGCTTTGATGTGGCATGATTATAATTTAGAATTTGAATTTAGCACCTAGTTTAGTGCCGTAAGAATTGTCAGCAGTCTCATCGGATACGAATGATACTTCTCCATACACATCTAATCTATCTGATGCAGCTACGGAACCTCCGAACTTACCAGAGAAATCAGTTGTACCATCTACACCATCATCAGCTGAAAGTGTTGGTCCACCTTGAACATAATATCCAAGTTGTCCTAAGTTACCTTCATAACCTATGTGTAGATCTGTAGCACGGGAAGTATAATCATTGCCTGTATAAGATGCGTTGGTCTCGACGTTTACATAAACGCCAGCCATTGCAGGAGCCGAAGCGATAGATGCCGCTAGGGCAAGTGCAAGTTTTTTCATGTTAAGTTAATTACTTTGTAGTTTTAGTGTACTCAACACCACGATACCTTAGTTTTACAGTCATTGTAATACTCCAGTACCACACCCCCGTTCCATGATGTGGTTTCATGCGTTCTCAAAGAGAATGAACGGACATGATGTTGAGGTGGCTTCTTCTGATTTCGACTATCGAGCCGCCAGTGTTTTATTTCTTAGGCGGTCTGCCTTTCTTTGTACCATAAGTACCTTTACCTTTAGGCATATTCTACCTCCTTAGTAGCAGCCAAGTCAAGTGGGAAGTTATGTGCATTTCTTTCATGCATTACTTCCATTCCTAAGTCTGCCCTGTTGAGCACATCAGCCCAAGTTGGGATAATCCTTCCATTGGCATCGGTGACGCTTTGATTGAAATTGAATCCATTAAGGTTAAAAGCCATAGTGGAGATTCCCATAGATGTGAGCCATATACACACCACTGGCCAAGCACCAAGAAAGAAATGAAGAGCACGACTATTATTAAAGCTCGCATATTGAAAAATTAATCGACCAAAGTAACCATGTGCGGCTACAATGTTATAAGTTTCTTCTTCTTGTCCAAATTTATACCCATAGTTCTGTGATATATCTTCAGTTGTTTCCCTAATAAGTGAGGAAGTAACAAGACTTCCATGCATAGCAGCGAATAAAGCTCCACCGAATACCCCTGCAACACCGAGCATATGGAACGGATGCATAAGGATATTGTGTTCGGCTTGGAATACGAACATGAAATTGAAAGTGCCAGAAATACCAAGAGGCATACCATCACTAAAACTCCCTTGTCCAAAGGGATAGACCAAGAAGACTGCATAAGCTGCAGCTACTGGTGCTGAATATGCTACACATATCCATGGTCTCATCCCTAATCTATAACTAAGTTCCCATTGGCGTCCCATGTAGGCGGCGATCCCGATGAGAAAGTGGAACACAATAAGTTGATATGGTCCTCCGTTATATAACCACTCGTCGATGGTTGCAGCTTCCCAGATTGGGTAGAAGTGAAGACCGATTGCATTTGAGCTCGGTACGATAGCTCCTGAGATGATGTTGTTTCCATATAAAAAAGATCCAGCAACAGGTTCTCTAATCCCGTCAATGTCTACAGGCGGTGCTGCGATGAAAGCAATGATGAAACATGTTGCTGCTGTAATAAGACATGGAATCATAATGACACCAAACCAACCAACGTATAGTCGGTTGTTGGTGCTCGTTACCCAATCACAGAACTGATTCCAATTATTCTGTCTTGGTAATGTAAGTGTAGTCATGCTTTAAATTTCTGAGCTCCTATTAAAAGGGTTTCTATTAATTTTTGAGGATCGTTTCCTAAAGGTGTGCCTTTAAAACTACCAGTTCTAGGATTTCTCCCTTGACTATCTAAGTAATCAGTCAATGCTGATGCATCTGCTAAAGGTAGTTGTGGTCCACCTAGCCACTTCTTGATCATATCAACCTCTGTATCACTAGGATTATTTCTAGTTTTGTTGTGCATCTTAGCACCTTTGTTAACTTTTTTATGACCAGCTGGATCTATATCAAAGCTAGGTCCACCAGCTATATCTTGAAGTTGTTTGATCATAAGATTAGACCAACCTCTTCTTTCTAATTCATCTTTATTTGGTCCTGATGCTTCTCCATATTCAGAATCATCTTTAGGTATATCAATTCCTACACCTTTTAGATTAGGCCACATGTTTAGATCAGCTAACTTTACAGGCCAATCTTTACCTGGAGGCATTGGATTAGGATAACCAGGCCAAGGAGGTTTACCTGGATTACCACCTGGAGGTGGGTTTTCCGCAGGTCTTTCTCTTCTACTTATGGTTAATCCTTTTTGTACACCATCTTGGTGTATCTCACTTAATTCTTTTGGACTGATTTGTAGTGATCTAACCATGATTAAAATTTCATTTCAGATTGTGCTAATTTTTCCATTACATCATTACGATATGCTGGATCGTTATCATAACGTGGGTCAGCCATAGCAGCAACTAATTCTTGCTGACTACGGTATGTACCTTGTCCACCTTTTGGTGCTTGTCCTGTTAACATTCTACCTTCGTATCCTACGCTTTCATTGTATCTTTGTGCTAGAGAATTAATTGCAAAGAATGCAGAGGCTACATCACCTCTACCCATAACAGAATCAAACATATCCACTTCTTGTTTAGTTAGATTTGATTGAGCCCATTGTAACATCTTACCATAATTCTCTTCTCCTCCAGCCACACCTTTTAATTCCTTAACATCTTGATCAGACATCTCAGGTATAGGTATATACTTAGATTCAGCATCTGCTCTCCAATTCAAGAATTGTTGTACTACATCTTGAGTACTCATGCCTTGAAGTTTATCTATAAGTTCTTTACTAACTTCACCTTTTTCAGATGATGCTTGTTCATATAAATCTTCTAGGAAAGCAAAGTCAGGAGGTGAATCATCTGACTTCTCTTCTGTATCAGATTTCTCTTCCGCCTGTGGCTCATCTGAACTTTCTTCTTCTGAAGTTGGCTCAGATTTTTCGCCCAATTTTTTTTCGAGTTCTATATAAGCCTTCTCTAATTCTTGAGCATTTTTGTACTTACCAGCAAGAGCTTGTTCCTGCTGGTTTTCCATTTCTTGTCCTACTACTAAGGACTCTTGTTCATCTTGTGTTAGATTATTCTCCGTGGTAACTGAATCAGTACCAGGATCATAAGTCATTGTTTCTGCCATTAGATTCCTTCAGGTGGTGGTTCTAGTTGTGCTGCTAAAGCTGGATTTTTAGATGGATCAGCTAGCGGAGCCTTCATCATGTTAGGAGTTTGCTCTGCTATTGTTTGTTCCATCTGGGCTTGTTGTTGTGCTTGCTGTTCTTGTTGAAGCTCCTGTGCACTCTTAACGAGATTAAGAACATCAATACCTTGAGCAGCTGCAAGCCTTTTAATAAGTTCTTCAGGATTTATATACTGTTGAATAGCTTCTGGTCCCATTGTTTGAGCAATGGTAGTTAAGAACTGACCTAAAGCCTGTACATCTTGTCCTCTACCTAATGAATTAATACCAGCTACAATAGTAGGTTTAACTAATCCTTTAGGTATACGTGGAATTTCTCCTGTCTTCTGAAATACATTTAAGTACCTATCTAAATATGGTACTAAGAATTCTGTGGTTAACAGTGAGAATAAACCACCTAACTGCTGTTCTAATTCTAACTGAGTCATGCGTACTTCTTCAGCTGTAGTACGTTCTGATTGTCTTACATTAAGAATTAAAAATGCTTCACTTAATCTTTTTTCTAACTGCTGCATTAGCTCGTAAGCTGTGCTGAAGTCCGCAGTCTTTCCTACTTGTACAACACCGATATCGTCTGGTCGTCCTTGAACGATTGCTCCATTGCCTGCTTGGGCTAGTGTGGCGGGTTTAGTAGTACTTGAGGGTGAAACTACAAAGACAACCTTAGCTGCCGCTGCAGAGCCTTCTACGATAGCCTGAGAGAGTGCTTCAAGAGACTTAAGATCTCCAATGAATTGTCCTACTCTTCCTCTACCGTAAGCTTCACCGTCTACTGTATTAAACCTCAATGGTAACCACGGAGTAGCATCTACTGGTGCTTTACTTTGTGATCTAGGGAGTATCTTCCCATATACTTCTTGGTGCCAAATAAATCTGTTATTGTCACGTGTGACATGAGTGTACACATCGCATTCTTCTTTACCTAAGTCTGTTAGACCTTCATCATTAGCAGACATAGCTGCTCTCTTGACTTCATCTTCTTTAGGTAAGTACTCTTCAATTAACTTTTTATTGATACGTTCTTTCGTGACTATTTCAATAACATCTCCGTTACCATCTCGTTCTATAACGTAGCGATTTAGAGGGAATAGTTTTAGACCTGCCTTACCCATAAATAGTAGAGCATTACCACCAACTACTAAATGCTGTAGTGCCTGGTGTATTTGTACACGGTCATCTGATGCAGCAATAGCATCAATGATAGTACGCTCTATCTTGGCAAATGATAAGTCTAATTCTGATTTAACTTCTGGTCCAAACTCTTCACCTAAGTTAGCCTCATCCACTTGTAGCTTAAAGAAGCTAGTGTTTGGAGGTACAAGACTTAAGGAAAGTTTAGAAGCTAAGGCTACTACACCTTTAGCTCCTACACTTTGCCATGGAGTCTTTAGATTTTTCATACCTTTAGAGTACTCCTCGTGTCCTCTTATAAGATATGGTAGAGTTAGCTTAGAAGCCTCTGCTGCTTCGCTTAGAAACTGGGTACGGTCACTACACAAATAGTCATAACGTTCTTTAGCTGTTGCCATTGTTATACGTTAAGTGATCCTGTTTGTAATGATCCTCTTCCTGATCCTGTTCCACCTGATACTTTAGTAAAGGTCATACCTTGTGGTGTTTGTACACCGTATACTCCTGTACCTTGTTTGTTAGCCAGGTTGTAGAGATCTTTCATCTGCTGCTGTTGAGCTGTAGACATACCTTGGAACTGTGCTTGTAGTCCTGATAGACCTTGTGCTCCTGCCCCTACTTGTTGTTGCAGGTTAGCTATATTCGCTTGTTGTCCTGCTCCTTGTTGAGCTAACTGAGAAGTAGCAGACAGTAGTTGATCTCTCATCTGTTGCTCTCTACCTATTTGAGATTGTCTTGTTGCCATCCAATTCTGAAAACCTGCTCCTTCTCTAGCATGTCTATCGAAATTAGATCTAATCCATGCATCATCATATGGATTCTCTTGTTTCACCGTGTGGTGAGTTGTTTTGTGACTTCCGCCCATTGTTATTAAGTGTAAGTGTTACGAGGGAATGGTTATCATTCCATTTTAATTTTTTGGCAAGTCCTTTCCTTACCTTTGCTTCGATAAAATCACAACCATTAATTTTAGCAAAGTTAACTACTGAATCATTGAAGGTATCCATTACTTCATCAAATTGACGACCAGATTTAGTGGCCCATCCATATATGTGGAAGGATTTCTGGCGTGGATACTCATCAAATGATCCGAAACATACTGATACTAATCCTGATTCATCTGTAACTATCCATAGGAATACTTGTCCATTTATGATAGGTCTCAGAAAATCATCAGCATCAACATCTTCTTCAGCGTGAGCAACTGCTTTAGTTATTAATGGTGCTACTTCATTCCAAACATGAGGCACTTGGTTAGGTTGTAGTAGGAGTGCCTGCATTATTTACTCTTTCTTTATACCACTCCACTACAGAACGCTGACCTGCTTTATACATGATAGCAGATAGCTGTTCTTTAGGGTGTGGATTTACGGGTGGGAATTTATCGTCCATCTCTAATGAGAGAGACTCTGTTGTTGGACCTATTAAAGGTTCAAGCGTATTGGGGTAGATTTGTGTTTGCATGTTCAAAGAATGCTGGCATACGAGCTCGCTGTGTATCAGAAAACTCTGGGGCTTTGCCCTGATACATTAAGCTATCGCTAGCATCCAGCCAAAAATTTTTGTCCAAATATTTATCGCTAGTATTTATACCTAGAGGTTGTAAAACCCAGTTAATTGTGGCCTTCCTAAGTTTATCCAAAGAAGCAGAAGGGCGTAAACCCAACTCATGACAAACAAGGCTATTACTTGCGACGTGGATCTGTTCGTCTCTTGAGATATCTGCCGATACTGTCCTAAGAGCAGGATCGCCATTAAACCGAAAGAAAGGGAGTAGAACAAAGAAGATTGCTCTTTCAGCGACGAGAGCTTTGGTAATTGTATGATCAGGGTGTTCAATCCATGCATCACGTAACCTCAAAGCTTCGCTCTCTGACTGTGAATCAGCCCCATGGGCGTCAACAATGTAGCCAAGTGCCAGATCATGCTTGATCTCATCTTTAACGTTCGACTCAAGAAGAATCCGAGCGTTGTCGGGTACTTCTTTTTCAAGTCCTTCTTGTATAAATTCTCCCACTGGTAGCTCCATATGACGTATTGCGAGAGCACGTTTGATGGTTTCTTCAGCACCTTCTTTTAATTCTCCTCTTGTAGGTTTTACTGGGGTCCAAGTTCTTTTTCTTTCTAATAATTTTTGATAGGGATGTTTTCTCATTACTCTTGACAATCACATGTTACAGGTTCATTTAGAATGTCCTGCAAGTAATCATCGACCTCACTCTGATCTAATGCTGCATACGCATCGGTCTTATCTTGTGTGTCTCCCATTACCTGTAGGCTATAGTATAAGGAGGTTTGGGGTGAAATTAACCACTCTTCCACGAAGTTTCTATCGTATATAACGACATCACTCCAGCTATTAAATGAATAGCCGTGAAGAAGTCCTGTGTTATTGAGCATTATCATTGTGTGGTCTGCAACAAGCCTATAATTGTGCCAACCTACTTCTGAGGCGATCTCAACTTCGCCATAATCATAACTCTGTACACCAAAGGTGCCAGAATCTCTATCAACTTTACGGCTGATAGGTGGTGCTATTTCAGGGGTAGCAGTGTACCCATCTAAATCTTCACTCCTATAACTACAGGAGGCAGTAGGAGCTATAGCAAAAGCTCTTACCATATTATGTTCTCTTGCTATATCAGCTGCTGCATCTATAGCTTCTTTAAATATCCCAGCTAAATGTTCTGCTGGGGATACTAATGGTTCCTTATAATTTACTTTCTGTAAAGCAAGTCCCCATTCTTTATAAGTTATGTTGTTCCTTCTGAGGAAGTTTGCGAGGCCGAGTGCACCGAGTCCAACTTGGCGGTCGATATCAGCTGGCAAGTATTCTCCAGTTGTTCCAACACCTGTCCGACTATGGAGCTCGCACAACTGGCGCATACCCTCACAGAAAGCCTGCTTGAGGTCTCCTGCACTACAGGCAGCGAGATTGACATGTTGTAACAAGCAGGTTCCACGTGAGGGCAGGTAAACCTCAAGACAGACGTTGCCATAAATTCTTTCTCCATTGTGGTGTTTAATTTTATTTAGCCAGATATCTCCTGACTTAATGCCATGTAATAAGGCATCTTTTACTTTATTGTCTGTGTCATGCCATTTTGACGCATCAAGATCGACGCACCTTTTGACCCATGCGAGCTCCTCTCTTGGAGCATTAATAAAGTCGAGAATATCAGGATGGTCAATGTCGAGATGAAGAACAACTGCGCCATTTTTGTACACCCCTCCTCTTCGTAATGTTTCATTTAAGGTTGAGTAGATTCTGCCGAATGATACAGGGCCAGAAGCCGTAAGACCTCTGCCGTTTTCTGCTCCTTTGGGGCGGAGCTTAGATAAATGGACCGCAACGCCTGCTCCAAATCGGAGTCCATGGCTGACATATCTCCACGAGGCTTCGATTCCATTTGGTCCCTCCATTGAGTCTTCAACTACAAAAACTGTACAACTTACGGGTAGTCTTGATTCAGGATTATCCAACCATGATTGGACCCGCCCTGTGCGAGATATTAGTTCTGCTGTCATTAGAATAAGTCTTCTAAGTTAGGTGGTTTATAATTTGGTCCTTTAAGAACCTTACCGTCTTCCCGATAGATGGGTTTACCATCTTCATCCAGTTTAGACATATTTGATTTGTGAACACGGTCCAAGGCTTCATCTAAAAACCATCCCATGTTCTCTGCATACTGATAGCATACATATACTAAATCAGCAAGTTCTTTCAGACACTCTTCTTTTATATTTCTTCCATGCCTGAATAACATCCCCTCTGCTTCAAGAAATTCTTTAAATTCTTCTATAATTAGATTCTTTTGGTATGACCTGGTAGGTTTACTTGAATCATTTTTTATATTGTATTTAGATCGGAATTCCCTGGCTTGAGTGGACAAGAAAGATTTCTTCATGTGGCCAATGTTTAACTAAGTTTGATAATGAATTACCTAATATATAATTCTGCTTCTGAAGGGCCATGAAAATCTCAATGATCTCATCTTTATTATCATGATACCCTTCAGTTATTTTATCCCTTATTACTCTCATCTTCAGATCCTGCTCCATAGTTAACTTTGTAATTGGAGCTGGGAGACCATAAGATGGGTCTGTTCTCTGTGAAGTCATAATCATCTACTGTTAAAATACGTGCTAACCTAGCGTTTACTAATGCATCCTGTTCTGTCAAATCTTTATCTTTAAAAGCTTTGACCACAGTTTTCCAAGAGTACCCTTCTTTATTGAAGAGAGTTTCTGCTCTCTTAACTCCAATTCCAGGGACTCCGCCATATCCATCAGTTTGATCTCCAGAAAGACACTGGATAAGGTGCCAAGCTGCTCCGCTTTCGTTACTGATTGTAAATCTCTCATCTAAGTTGTATAATTCCCCAGGAATTTGTTTCATATCCTTATCAGGACTGACTATTATATTCCCTGGGTTTTGCGTGGCGTATATACCCATTGAATCATCTGCCTCTAATTCAGGCAAGACAATTACTTCAAACTCAGTCTTGAGCTTGTTGATTACACGTTTGTAACCACAAGGTTTCTTACGCATTCTATGCCCTTTATAATCGGGTAAGATTTTTTTCCTAAAATTTACTGTATCTGAAAAGAATAGTATTATAGGAGTGAATGACCCAAATTGGTCTCTAATTTTGGCAAGCTCTCTACGTGTAGCGGCAAGTGCATCACTAAAGTGACTAGTGACAAGGATAACGTCATCACCAAAGTCAACTTCAGTTTCCGCTGCCGCACATGATTTGTATACGATGTAATCGGCATCAATTAATAATTTCATAGGTGGTTAATGTACTTCGGCCCAATTATTTCCTGACTGTGATTCAGCAGCAATTGGACATCTTAAGTTATAGTGTTCTCCTGCTTGCATAGCACTAAGCTCCAGCAGGAATTTTAAATCTTTTACTTGTTCAGGTTTACATTCAAATTGTAATTCATCGTGGACAAAAGCTAATTGATGGCAATCAGGTAAATCATATTTACTGACTATTACCATCCACCGCTTTGCGATACACGCTGCCGATCCCTGAAGCAAATAGTTTAATGACTTATGTGGTTTATCTACTAGGATACGTCTCTTATCTAATCCGAGAACGTACCCTCTCTTACTAACCTCACGTACCGCTTCCAGAAGGTCTTTAAGCCCTGGAATAGCTTCAACGTAGGCTTTCCTAATCTCTCTACCTTTCTTTGCAGCCTGTGTATCTGATAATTGCTTGTCATAACTATGGCCTATTTTGGTATCCCCAGCCCCGTAGAGGAAGGCGTAGGTGATGGTTTTAATTTGTTTCCTGGTAACTCCAACTTTTTCTGCATTGGTTTGGTGAATGTCTCCATTGATGAGGATGTCGGCATAACGCCCCTCATCATATTTAGCGAGGTAATGTGAGAGCATCCGTAACTCAATACCACTAAGATCGGCACCAACAAGTACATAAGTTGGCGTTGATGTAAATAATCTTCTAAATCGTTCATCTGAAGGTACTTGACTAAGGTTTGGTTTTCGGTGTGCACATCTAAATGTAGATGTAGCGACGGAACAGTGGTGATGTATTCTACTAGACGTCGTAACAAGCTTCTGCCATGCGTTCACGCCTTCTGATATCATTCCTAACTGCTTCGTCAGATCCAGTAGTTTCAGAAATTGGAGAGCTATATCCGTCCCAATATCCTTCAATACCGTCTCGTTTATGACTGGCTTCCCTGTAGAGGTCATTAATAACGGTTTCCAGCCATAGTGTGTTGTCAGTATCCATGCTATGTGATCCCTAGATGTGGGATTAAAATCTTTTAATTTTGTGAGTGGTGCTCCTTCAACATAGCCTGTTCGCCTATTAGTTCGTTTAGGACAAAATTCCTGTCCTCTAACGTAAGGGTGGCGGTTGAGTAATAACTGAGTAGTGCTTTCATACTCTCTTCTGAGAGTCGATTCAAGTTCCCGTGCAGCTCGTTCATCAAAGTACCATCCATGAATCTCCTGTTGTGTTAGTATTTGTGCTACCTGATGTTCTAACGTAAGCCATTCAGGTAAGGGTGAAAGTGGTCGCATAGTTTTTTCGTAACAACTACGTCTTGTTCACAATAATCTTGCATTTCTTGAGACCAGTTAGACCAATCAGTAGTCTTACCAAAGTCTCCCTTATATTCACCAAGTCGATGTCCATAAGCTTCAAGAGAATGTGAACCGTATAATTTAGTAGGCATATCTTTCCATTTATGCTTCTTATCTATATCGAGTAGATTCGGATGATATAAGCGAGATAGCAAAAGAGTATCAACAATAACAGGAGGATACTCAAAGAAAGGATAGAGCCTTTTAATGAGAGGTAAATCAAAGCCGATGATATTGTGACCGACGACAACATCAGCCATTGAGATCCATTGGACCGCCGTGGTGATACTGTAGCTGCTACCCATTGGTAAATCCTTGGGGTCTTCTGCGTACTTTTCGTCGTTAAATGATTCGGTTCTGTCTTCCTCAAGCCAATAAATGGCCATACAATGAAATCGGGTGGCATTTCTTAATAATCCGTTGGTTTCCGTGTCAATTACTAGAGTTCCTACTCCACTGGTATGTTTTGTCAACAAATCGAGCACGTTCTACTGCCTCTTTACTAGGTGGGTTAGGTCTAATTAATTTATTATCTGCATGTTCATACCATGGATGTTCGTATCCCCCGTCAAAAATCCGTGGACGGGTTGAATTTGGGCGTGGTCTTAGTTTCATCTTCAATAAAGCGACATGTATCTAAATTGTAAGCTAGTTCACATGCGATACCAACTTCGCCTGAATAGCGATTTTTAAGGACTCTAACTGTCGTAAGTTTTCGATCAGTGTCGGCCTGTTGATCGACTTCGAGGGCAACAACTGAATCTGATATTTGAGCAATGCTGTGAGATCCTCTAAGTGAGGACAAACTAACTCGTCCTCCTTCCTCATGGCTGTGCTTGTCATTTCCTGCTCTCCTCAAGTGTGATACTAAAAATAATGCTATACCTGTTCTCTCTACTAATGACCTTAGCTTAGTCATAGTAGTATCTATCATTCTACGTTCGTCTCCATCTAGACCACTCAATAATATACTGAGGTGGTCTAAGAATATAACACGACACTCCAATCCACTGGCAAGGTATTCGATCCGATTGTA